GGCTTATTACTCAGAAGTAAAAAGGCGTCGTGATATTATGCCTGACTTGTTTGTAGAGGTTCGTGAGAACCATCTCAAATATGTTTGTGGAGCAATAGCTGGATTTTCAGTCATTTGGGGAGTTGTTAAAACTGTCCAGGCTTTTCGAGCAATGACTACCATTCAGGGGGTTTTGCAACCGAAGAGTGTTGCCGAAATCAAGCAAAGAGAATCAGAGCCGAATGTTTGGTTACCAGATACGAATACTGTGAAAAAAGTATCTGGAATTTTTCCGCATGACATCGAACACTACAGCAGTATTGCCCGGAAGAGTTTGTGGTACTTCAGTTATGAAGTTGCAGATAAAATCAGATTTTGTGACGCATTTATGGTGCGAACACATATCTTGATGATACCTTTCCACATGATTCCGGAAATCAATACTAAAGTAACCATTAAGAAGCGTGGTCAATCTATAAGTTTTATCATTGATCCGAAGAGCATTTATCGCCTTCCGAACACTGATTTCGCTTTGATTTACGTTTCCAATAGTGGTGACTGTCCGAATTTGTTGAACAATTTTGCCGATGAAATTTCTCCGAAGAGTGTCCCCTGTGTTAGCTATTATGTTAACGAGGAAGGGGAGATGACTTCTGATAATTTCTTGTGGCAACCAAATAACTGCGTGAGTAATGGATTGCACACGTTTCGAGGATCTTACTATTCAATGTCGAAACCCACCTTTGGTGGTCAATGTATGACATGCTGTGTTTCGGAGGGAAAACAGCATCATATATTGGGATTTCATTTGGGAGGACAAACTGGTCGTGTAGACGGCTGTGGTGGTGCACTTACACGTCCAGAACTGGATGTTGGAATATATCACCTCCTTAAGCTAAGTCCCAACTTTACCTTGGGACCAGACAGGACAGATTTGCCCGATAAGATATTAGGGAAAAAATATGACGTTAGTGGTGGAGTACATTACAAATCTCCCATTAACTGGGTACCAGACGATGCGGCGATTGTAGCTTATGGTGAAGTTACCGGTCGTTCTAGTACAACATCCAAGGTCACGGAATTACCTATCTCTTCTGTTGTGACTTCTGTCACAAAACAGGAGAATCTGTGGGGACCTCCGCAATTTGCTCCTCTTAAAATCCGAAAGGATGGGGAGACAATTAAGGAGACTTGGCGTCCCTGGGCTGCATCATTAGCCCATTGCTGCCAACCCAGCATAGGATTTCCTGCCTCGGATGTGGATAAGGCTTGTGATGACTATTTACTTGATTTAAAGGATTGTTTCGATAATCAGTCTGAGAAATGGTGTTCAGAAATGAGACCATTGACTGACGTTGAAACTGTTTCCGGTATCGATGGATGGAAATTCATCGATAGAATGAAAATAAATACATCAATAGGGTTCCCGGTGGGGGGATCCAAAGAGCCACATTTGGTTCATTTGAACCCTGAGGACCATGATAACATAACTGAGCCAATTATTTTTGAAGCTCACATTATGCGT